GAAATAATACCAGAGCAATACGAAGCACAAAAGAAACTATTTGAACAAGTAAATAAAGAATGGCAGTTTGGAAACCTTTGGACAAGTTCTATATCAAACTATAATATTTCAGCACCGTTTCATAGAGATACAGGGAATATAGTTGGAGCGGTAAACGTAATAATAACAAAACGATTAAATGCAAAGGGTGGTAACTTACACGTTCCCGATTATGGAGCAACAATGGATAGCGCAAACAATTCTATTTTAGTTTATCCTGCATGGAAAAACATACATGGAGTAACGCCAATAACACCAACACACGAAGGCGGTTATAGAAACTCACTTATATTTTACCCACTTAAAGCATTTGTAAATTTAAAATAATGGCATATAAAAAAGAAGAACTCGAAAAGAAATCACTTGAAGCAATAGAGAAATATAAACTTTTTTTTAATGAGGATATTATTAGTTACCTTCCATGTTCTGCTGCTACTTTTTACAACCATGAATTAGAGAAATTAGAGAGTATAAAAGATGCACTAACGAAAGTAAAGACTGAAATTAAAGTTTCAATGCGGTCTAAATGGTACAAATCAGAGAACGCCACACTACAAATGGGATTAATGAAGCTCATAGGTAGTGACGAAGAAAGACGAAGGTTAAGCCAGACGCATACAGACATTACCACAGACGGCAAGAGCTTAAACACTCCACTAATGAACCTAGATCCATTAAAAATAAAAGAATGAAAATAGATAAAATAGTAGATTACGTATTAAGAGGTGTGTTAGTTTTGTTGTACGCATTCATTGGTTGGGCGTGTGTAACTGTATTGTTATATTTATTGGACAAATATTAGTCTGCCACCTGTGGAGAGGTAGCACTAAACGACTATTAATGCTATAAACTAAAAAAACTAAAATGTTATGAGAATATTTAAATAATTAAAACATTTAACATCTATAAAGTTTGTATATCCGTTTATCCGTTGTATATTTGCCTATAACTAAAAAATAAGGCTATGAAATTACAAGGACAAAAACAAGCACATTTACTTTCTTTATTACAGGGTTGGATTTTAATGGATATTAGTTTTCTTGACTCTACTAACGATTATATTTTAAATAAGAAGATGAAATATTCTCAAAACCTAGAATCAATAGATAAGATGATTCATGACAGTAAGTTAAGTTTTGAGCAGTTTATTAACAAAGTTGATATATTATTATAATGAAAGATTTAGCAAAAAAGATTTGTCAGTACAACGGTCAAATCGGAACACCTAAGCAAATAGAGAAGTGTATTAAAACATTCTCAGGAAGTATTGAGCTTATGCAACAATTCGCAAAAAGTAGAATATAAACACAAAACCTCTTCAATTAGAGGTTTTTAAGCTTAAACGATAGCCTTTGATTAACTCAACCACAGCTCTAAGAAAGATAGCCGCAATGATAAAGCGAATTAAAGTAATTCAAGGCGGTCAAGGTGCAGGCAAGACCTTTAGCATACTTATGCTTATCATTAATCATGCAAGCAGTAACGAAGGTCTTGACATCTACATTGCATCGGCTGAGCTTTCTAAAATGCGTATCACGGTCATAAAGGATTTCGTTAAGATCATGCGACTGTTTGAAATTTTTGACCGCAATAGTTGGAAAGGTGGCAAAGAATACGAGTTTAGGAACAAATCAAAGATTACATTTATAGGATTAGATAAAGAAGACATTGGAAAAGGTTTACGTTCTGATCTTGTATTTCTAAACGAAGCCAACAAGACAACCTTTGAGACTTACAGAGAACTAACCTCACGAGCTAAACAAGTTATCCTAGACTACAATCCTAATAGTGAGTTTTGGGTACATACTGATATATTAGATCGTGATGATTCAGAGTTTCTTATTCTTACTTACAAAGACAACGAATATCTAAACCATACAGAAGTTAATGAAATTGAGCTTAACAGATCAAAGGCATACATTAATTTTAATCTCCCGAACTTAGATATAGTTAACAATGTAAAATCTAAGTACTATCAAAACAAATGGCAAATATACGGCCTAGGTAAGATCGGTTCTAATCCAAATAGAATATTTTTCTGGAATAGTTGCACCGTTGAAACTTATCATAATTTTGATGCACCTGTTTATTATGGAGTAGACTGGGGTACTGTAGACCCTTTGGCGATGATAGAGGCCAAATATACCGATGGTAGACTATTCTTAAGAGAGCTTAATTATAAGTCTGAGAACCAAATAAGAGAAGGCTTAAGCACCGCGATGAATAAAAAGTTGCAAGATCAAGAAGAGGGCCTTATAAAATGGTTATTTGCACAGAAAGACATAAACAAAAACAGACCTATAATTTGCGATAACAACCGCGTAGAGAAAATAAAAGCATTACGATCTATGGGATTTGATTATGCACTAAGAGCAACCAAGACAAAGGGGAGCATATTAGACGGTATAGACATACTAAACGGATTAGAGGTATATTATACACAAGACTCAAAGAACATCGACACAGAGCAAAAGAACTACAGTAGAGTGATTGATCGTTACGGTGTAGTCCTTGAAGAACCTGAAGACAAAAACAATCACTTGATGGATGCTGTTAGATATATTGTACTATTCTTAAGAAAAGAGGGAATAATTAAAAACATTTAACATTATTATTGTTTGCTAATGTGTTTAATAGTTGTATCTTTGTATAAGCAATGAAGCTAAATACTACAAACTATGACAACTAACGTAAACACATCAGGAGCATCAACACAAGACTTTAAAACTATTGACCAAATCATTAACCTAGAGACTAAAAGAAAAGTTAGCAAGGTTGCAAACTCTAAATCCTTTGGTATTTTAACCGCTTGTTTTATTGATGGTGAGTTTGTTTGTGTAAGTGATTATGATATTACTGAAGAAATGAGAAACGAATTAGAAAAAGCATAATAAATTAAGTGGCGTGCAGCACAATGCCAGTCAAGGAGAGAGAACTTCCGAATAAACTCGCTGACAGGAAATGAGCTAACCTGTATTCGCCACTTTTTAATAAAAATTACCCATGAAGCAAAGAATAAAGTACATAGTACAAGAGCTAGGCATATTAGGAATATACTCAGGTGTATTCTTTTTATGCTTATTACTTGTAAGCCATGACTTAATAAAGAATATAGGCTTATCTTTAATCCTTGGAGTCTTTGCGAAGATGTTGGACTCTATTAACCGTAAATAATTAGCCTATGAAAGTAAACTGCTCATACTGCAATAAATCAACCAAGGTAGAACAAACCACAGGCCAGACACAGTGTAGAGGATGCCACCAGATAATTGAATACAAGGATTTGGTGGCTTATAAGATAACGCCTAAAGAATTGAAATAAAAGACAGTCATAATAAATAAATTTGTATCTTGCAAGCATTCTTTAAAAAAATTCGGGAGCATGCCTGTAAATATAGTACATTAGTATATTAGAATCATTCTTTGGGAGTAGGTTCACAAGACTATACAATCGTGATACCACAATAGATAGGGTGAGAGGTTTAAACTTCATGCACTATTCGCCTAATACCTCGTATAACGATTACCAAGAGGAAGCGGCCAAACTAAAGGTTATACTTAACAATCCAGCATTTTTGACAATCGTTAAAATGAACTGTGATCTTTTCTCATTGGGTAAAATATACGTTAAAGACACTAACGGCGAGATCATACCAAACCATCCACTTTACGAATTAATATCAGAACCAAATCCATTTCAAACAACCCGTCAACTTAAATGGGATTATATGTTTTGGTTAATGATGGGTAACGCTTATCTATTCGCAGAAAGTTTTATTTCTACATCTGATAATATACTTTATTTTCTAGACCCTTCTAAAATGCAGTTTCCAAAAGAAATGACAGATCAAGGGGACAAACTGTTTTTGTCAAAGCTAAACGCAGACAATTTTAAAAAGAATCTAGTTAAGTATAAGTATGATAACGGAGACGAAACTAAAATACCATTTAATAAAGTAATACACTACACAGACTTAAGCTCAACAACAAAACAATGGTTTAAAGGTTCAAGCGTTATAGATTCACTTTTTAAGGTGCTTTCTAATTCTGAATTGGCATTAGACGCAAAGAACACAAACTTATTATTTGCTGGAAAGTACATGGTAGCTGGTAAAGTAGGATCTGATGACCTTGACAACCCTATGATGAGCCAAGGAGAGAAGAAAGACATTGAACAGAAGACAATGAAAAACACGCCAGTCACAGCCATCAAATCAATGATAGAGATTAAGCGGTTTGTAGAGGACATGGGGAAACTAAAACTAGACGAAGCCTACGTACAAGACGCCTTTAAAATTGGTCGTATCTATGGAGTGCCTAAAGATGTAATTGAAGCAGAGGTTGGAAGCGGTGCAACTTATGAAAACCAAGAGAAAGCAAGGGGCGCACACGTTGACTACGTCATGAGTCCTAAGGGTGAAGACTTTGTAGATTTGATTATGAAGCGTTTTAACTTTGTTGGCGAAGCTTGTATGGAATGGACTCATTTACCTTTTAATTATTATAGTAGAATGCAAAAGGAAGAAAGCGAAAAGAGAAAGTCAGAAGCTTTGCTTAATTTGTTACAAGCAGGAGTTGACCCAGAAGATGCAAAGATTCAGTTAGGATATAACTTTACAAAACAAATTAAATATGAAAGATCAAATCAAGGCGCTCAACAAGGAGATTAGTAAGACTAAAAACAAAGACAGAATTAAGAATATACTAGAAGAGATTAAAAGCTTAAAGTTAAATAACAAAATTATAAAGTAATGCTTTGCAAATTAACAAATAAAGAATTTACCTATAAGGCTGATAGATTTGCATACATACAAGCGAATAAAGAAACTATTGTTAAATCGTTAAAGAGCACGCCTAAGACCAAAGAAAACAAATTCTTAGGGTTTTATAATCAGACCGATCAAACAGTTAAGGCCATACCTAATTATGATGATAAATTTATCTATCCTGTTATAAGTAATACAAATTATATTGACATGCACGATGATGTTCACATGAATAATTCAATGAACAAAACGGCAAAGGAGCAGGATAGAAAGGTTTATTATGTTACCGATCATCAGATAAGCGTTAATAATATTATTGCAATGCCTGAGGATGTAGAGGTAATGATTATGAAGCTAAACTGGAAAGACCTTAACAAAGACTTTGAAGGCAAAACACAAGCATTAGTTTTTAAGATTGCAAAGGATAGCATTATAAATTCATCTTTTGCTAAAATCATTGAAAAGGGCAAAATGGGAATGCAAAATTCTATTCGGATGATGTACATAAAAGCCGATATAGGTTTTAATAGCAATGATGAAAGATTTGCAGTTGAAAAGAAATATTACGATGAAGCATTAGAGAAATCGGTCAACAAAGAAGCCTTTAAAAACGTTGACGTGGTTACGCTAGTGAGAGAATTAAAAATACATTTAGAAGGTAGCGCAGTTCCCTTTGGTTCAAACGATGCCACACTAATAAAGACAACGGAAGCCGTTAATGGTGACACTTCTACAACCGAGCCGCCACAAGGCACTCAAGCAAGCATTCACGAAATGCTAAGTAAAGTTAGTTTAATTTAAAAACAACAAAAATGACAGTAGAAGAAAAAGAAGTAATCATTAACGACTTAGCGGCCAAAGTAAAGCAGGCAAGCAAGGACGAAATGGAATTGCTCAAAACAGAATTAGCAAAGCTTGATGCAACCGCATTAAATTCTTTGCTAGAAAAAGATTTAGCCGATAAACAATCAGTAACAGACCTTAAGGCTTTAGTTACCGAAATGAAGGAAAGCGTAAAGCAGTTAAAAGATGCTGCTGATTCAAAGCATAATGCGGTCAAAACGCTGGCTAAAGAAATCCTAGAAAATAAGGATAAACTTAAAGCCATTGTAAAAGGTTCTAAAGAAGAGATACACTTCAAGGCTAACGTTGTGCGAGCGTCTATTGCAGACAATACCGAGTCTGTAAGATTGCCAGGCATAGGACAGCTTGGAGTAAAGAAGCGTGCTTTGTACGATTATTTTCAAAAGTTTCCTGTTGGCATAGGTAATCACAACGGAACTATCGCATATATTGACTTCGATGAGGCTAGTATAACAAGAGCAGCCGCAGCCGTTGCGGAAGGTGCAGACTTTCCAGAAAGTACTGTAGCATTCGAAGAGAAGACCGCAGTACTTAGAAAAATTGGTGATACGTTACCAGTTAGTGAAGAGTTTGGCGAAGATGAAGTTTTGGCTGCTGCTGAACTTAACAACTTCTTAGATGTTAATGTTCGTTCTGTTATTGATAATCAAATAGCAGTTGGGCCAGGAACAAATAACACTTTGTTAGGTTTAGTTGCTCAAGTTCCTACATTTACCGCAGTTGCTTCAAGTATTCAAGATGCAAACATCAAAGATTTAGTTCGTAAAATGAGAACCGCTATTGTTAAGACAAGAGGCTCTAAATATACACCTGACTTTGTTGCTGCTAATTCTGATGTGATTGATAGTTACATGCTTAAGAAGGATGCAAACAATAACTATATTTTTGACTTAAGTACTGGTCAAATTGCAGGTCTTGACATTGTTGAAGATAACAACTTAGCTGATGATACATTAGTAGTAGGTGAAGGTCGTTTTGGTAGAATCTATGAAATGGGTGGTATTACAATTTCTGAAGGAACTGTAGGTACTCAATTTAAAGGTGACCTTAAGACAATTAAGGCTAGAGCGAGATTGTTATTTCTTATTAGAGAAGTTGACAAAACTGGTTTCTTAAAGTCTACTGGTATCGCAGCCAATTTAGTAACTCTTGCATCTGATCCAGATTAAAGATGGCTAAAGGGGATATTAAGATAGTATTCACAAAAGACTTCGCTGTCCATAAAAAAGATAGCGAAGTTACTTTAAGTCGTGATTTAGCACATATTTGTTTAAGCAAAAAAGTTGCTATTAAATGGACTGAGAGCATAGAGCTAAAAGAACCTAAGAAAAAAAGAAAGTAAATGATAACAGATGTTTCATACTACGTAGGGAGTCGATTTATTCCTAACATTTATCAGGAAGCTGGTACAGGATTAGCAGCGCAAACAATTAATAATAATGATGCGTTGTTATTGACTATTGCAGAATATGAAATTAATTTCTTATCTGATGCTTTTGGGTTCTACGAATCTAAAATAATATTAGACCAATTTGAAACAGACGGTACTGTTAAGGTAAGCGCAAATCAAAAGTATAAAGACTTAATTGATGGCAATGATTCTATTAAATGGAGAGGTTTACGTTATGAGATTGCGGGAGTTAAGCAGTCAATGGTTGCCGATTTTGTTTATGCGAATTATGTTAGGGAAACAGAAACAAGACTGACGCAGTTAGGAAACACAGTTGACCAAGCAGAGAAGGCTCAAATTATATCGAGTACAAATAAGTATGTGCAAGCGTGGAGACGAATGTATGAACTAAGAGAAGCTAGAGAGTATTACCATTTTATGTATTTGTCAATAGATGAAGTAACACTTTATAAGTTTATTTCTGACAATGCTGGTTTTACCACAGAGTACTTTAAGTTTTATGAAAATCTAAATAGTTTAGGAATATGATAGAAGCGGAATTAATACTAAAACAAGGTTTACAACCCTTAGTTGATAGTTCTGATATAGGCCTTTACCATTACGGTACTGAATCTGAATTAATCAAGGTGTTTTCTGCAAATGCTGCTAAATATCCTATTGTATGGCTAGTAATGCCAATTCAAGGTGAAAACTTAGAAAGTTTATACAAAAAGCAGTTAACGACTAGATTAAATTTATTTATAGCAACATCTAGTAAAAAGGAATGGTTTAACGATCAGAGAAACGAAGAAACGTACAAAAAAGTATTAGTTCCTCTTTGTGACAAAGTGATACAGGCTATTAATGAATTTAAATTTATAGACATTACATCTAGGGAATTAAAAATTCAAAAGTTGCACAACTATCACAGAACCGACCTAGGAAGTAGAGAGAAGCCACAGAAGAGAACCGCTTTAGATTATTGGGATGTAATTATTTTAGAATTCGATTGCAGAATAAAAAAAGTATGTTAATTAAATATATAACAAAATGATAAATTTAAACGCCAAATCTTGCGCTACGGACAAGAAAGGCACAGGTCTAGCGGCTTGCATTGTAGAATTAGGATTCCCAAGGGGGTTTATTCGTACCGATAGAAGTTGGAGCGAGGTAATTGCGTCAGGAACGCTTAATAAAGAGTACTTTGTCAAAGAGGTTCAAAAGATGAACTTTATACCTTTTATTGGCGCTGCTGACTTCGCTAACAATACAGCCGAAGCCACTACACAGGAATCAGCAAACGGATTGCTTAGAACTGTAAGAAACGGCAAGCCAATGATGGATTTCACTTACTGGAAGGGTTATCCATTTCATAAGATAGCATCTAGTTACAATAGCTACGGAAGTGGTGACGCTATTTTAGTATTTGAGCAAGGAATTCTAGTTGTGGAATCTGTAGATGGTATTAAAGTCTCTGGCTTTAAGTTAGGAATGCAAAACGCAGGTACTTTTACTTTCAATGATGGAACAAACGGCGAACAGGTCATCGTTGGCATTCAGTTGCAAGACGAAAGCGAATTTAATGTACGTGGTCAAATTATAACTAATGAAACTTTAGGCTTTAATGTAGGTGAAGATTTGCCTGAAATTGTAGACGCTAATGTATTTCTTGACGATCTAAGCACAGGAACTGATGTAAAGGCAACTATAACAGCAATAACCAATTCAGCGTTTAATATCAAAGGATTGTTAGCGGCTAACTTTAGAATTATTATCGAAGGTGTGGCCGAAGCTCCAAGCTCAGTCGCTTACAACGATGTGACAAATAAATATGTATTTGTAACTACTACAACCCTATCTTCTACAGATACGGTACAAGTTGAACTATATGATAGTGATGAAAGCCTAAATGTAGCGGTTTTAGCCGATCAACTATTTAGAGGAATCTCAGGAGTTGGAATTGTAGCTTAATAATAGAGTATTTATTAATCTAGGGCGGTGTAATACGCCGTCCTTTTTTTATTATAAAATTATGCAAGTAGGAAAAGTAAGCTTCTCAGATAAAGGATTTAAACACTTTGAAGAACTGACAAGAGAAGAACAAAAGATATTTCTTAAGAGTCAAATACCGTTACAAATTGACTTTGACAAAGATTTAAAAAATGTAAATTATGCCAAGCGCAAAGGAACTTCAAAAAAGACTAAACAAAGTAAGCAAATTAAGTCTATTGCAAAAGGAAGTCGAAAAGATAGTTTTGACGGACACGAAGATAAGGGAGCTTAAGCGTGATGAATTTGAAAGCGGAAGAAATCCAGATGGTAGTGCAATAAGTCCCGCCTATAGAAGCTCATCTTATAAGGCATTCAAACAAAGCACAAACCCTAAAGCACAAGGACGGGTTGACTTAATATTTACAGGGGCATTTGTAAATCAATTATTTCAAAAGTCATTAGGAAGCTCTAATTTTCTTTTTGATAGTCAAAACGAAAAAACGAGTATGTTAAGGGGTAAATACGGAAAGCGAATCTTTGGATTAAATAAGGAAACCTTTTTAGAATTACAACAAACCGACTATAGGGATAAGTTAATAAGGAAAATAAGACAAATTACAGGTATATGATACTTACAGAACACAAAGCAAAGGATTTCTTTAATGCTCTTGAGAGTGGAGAAACTAAATATTTGCTAGTTGAGAATCATAAAGAAATATTTGAACAATTATACGATGAGTTTTTCGAAAAAAGAAACGACCAGAACAGCTTATCTAAAATAAAAGGAGCCGTAAGAATAGAAGGTCTTAAACACAAATTAGCCTTTTTAAACTACGCTTACACCGTTGTTGATGAAATACCTTTAAATGCAAGGCATATTTTAGACGTTGAGAACTCTTTAAGCAACACAGGAATACAAATAGACCTATCTAAGCCAAAAGAAGCATTAGCCTTAATTAAACGTAACATAAACGTGACTGAAAACCTTATAGAAATGTCTAAGGATAATTCAGAAGATAAGAAAGTAACTTTTGATTTAACTTCTACATTAGTAGCGTTTGAAAATATAATGGGTTTTGCGATTAGTGAAGATGTAAGTATAGCTAAATTCTTAGCATACGAAAAACAAATGATAAATAAAATTAACGAGTCAAAGAATAAAAAGTAAATGGCTGAATTTATAGAGGTACTTTCCCAGAAATCAAAAGAAGATATTGATAAACTCATAAAGCAATTAGGTCTAGTTGCTGCCGAGGTAAATACTATAAATAAAGCATTTAAAGACGTTAAACTACCAAGCACAGCAAGCAAGCAAATAAACGAAACTAGAAAGGCTACAAAAGGATTAAACGCAGAGCAAAAGGAAGCTAAAAGGCTTTCTCAGACGCTTGCAAGAGAAAAAGCAAAACTTACAAAGGCTTCTGGCATACAGGCTCAAGCTATACAAAGATTAAGATTTGAAAATACAGAAGCTAACAAGAGAACAAAAGAAGCTGCTGTATTAGGTAGTCGTATGGCTACTATGTATCAAAAGGTGCAAATAGAGCTAACTCAGCTTATAAGGACTCAGCAAGACCTAATGCTTAAGCAACAGTTAGGAATAAAACTAACTAAGCAAGAAGAAGCAACTTTAAGAAATACCACAGCATCAATAAACCGTAAAGATGAGGCACTAAAAAGAACAGATGAAAGTGCAGGAAAGTTTCAAAGAAGTGTAGGAAATTACGGAAAGGCTTTAGGTGGTGCGATGGGTGCAGTTCAAGCAATGACTTCGGCATTAGGATTTATGGGCGGTGCTTTTCTTGCTGTATCAGTCTTAAGGAGTGCGTTTAATACTTTAAAAGAATTTGATAAACAATTAATAGCGGTAAGAAAAACAACAAACCTAAGCACAACAGATATTAAATTATTTAGTGACGAAGTAGTTGCTTTAGGTATTGACTTGAAAGGTATTTCAATTCAAGGTTTATTGGCATCTTCTGAAATTGCAGGACAATTAGGGATAAAAGGAAGAGATAATATTTTAACTTTCGCTAAAACAATAGAACAACTTAAACTAACATCTAACATAGCAGGTGAAGAAAGTGCAAGAGCCTTTGCAAAGTTTATTGAAATATCTAAAGACACGGTAGAAAATGCGGATAGACTAGGTTCTGTTATTACTGAACTTGGTAACAACTTTGCAACAACAGAAAGCGAAATATTAAAAAACTCATTAGAGATACAAAGAGCTGCGAACATCTATGCAGTAACGGCACAAGCTGCTTTAGGTCTTGGAGCTGCTACAAGTGCTTTAGGTATACAGGCCGAAGCGTCTAGAAGTGCATTTTTACAAACCTTTAAAGTATTAAACGAAGGTATCGCTACGGGTGAAAAATTAGATTTGATATTAAGACTTACAGGTCAATCAGCTTCGGAATTTAAACAAGAATTTGACACCGATGCGGTTGCAACTTTTCAAAAGTTTATTAAAGGCTTAAAAGACGCTAGCGATAGCGGAGAAAACCTAACATTAATATTACAAGAGTTAAAACTAGACGGATTAGGAGTTATGCCAGTTATTGGAACTTTAGCTAGTAAATATGATGTATTAGAAGGTGCTTTGTCTAAAGCTAATAAAGAATACATAGATAACAACGCATTAAGTAGGGAAGCAGGAGTATCAGCCGATAGCTTAGATTCTATTATTGGAGATTTAAAAGACTCTTTTGATGGTTTAGTATTAAGTTTAGATTCTGGAAGTGGGCCATTTGCTAGATTTATTAAAACTTATTTAGAAGGCACGACAAAATTATTAAATTTTATAGGCGAGTTTGCCTTAACACAAGAACAAATTGAAAAAAGAAATATTAACGAAGTACTATCTATACAAAGAAATGAATATAAAAGATTAGGAGATGCAGCAGAAAAAACAGCACAACAAAACAAAATGCTGTTTGAGTCTTTGCTTCCTGACATATTAGAAGAAATTGCAAAACAAAATGAGATAGTAAATGGTACCTGGACAAACTCAGGAATTGCAATTGGTAACGCTGAAGATAAATTAGTAAAATTAAACAAACAATACAGGGAGCATAAAGCGGTTTTGCAAGGTGCTAACGAATTTTTAGAAAAAACTAGAATATTAAATGAAGGTGTTGACGGATCAGTTCAAAACATAATATTTAAACTAAAAGAACAACAAAGACAGACGCTAAACGGAAGTGAAGCATGGAAAGAGCTTGGAAGACAAGTTGAAGCCGCAGAAATAGAGTTAGCTAAAATTAATGGAACTTTTAACGGTGTAGACGCTGCTATAGGCGCAACAATACCTTTTTTCGATAAAATAATATCTAAATTAGAAGCTCAACAATTAGAAACAAGTACTACAAGAAAAGAATGGGTTAAGTATCAAGAGCAAATAGACAAAGCTAAGGAAAGTTTAAGACTGTTAACTCGTGAACTTCTTGGAATGGAAGACCAAACAACGGTAAATCAGATTGAGACACGAGGGATTACAGATATAGAGTCTGATGATTCTTTTGCATCTACAAATATAGGCTTAGAAAAGTTCAACCAATTAACTAAAGAAGGTCAAGAGAACACCGAAAAGTTAATGGATTTGCTAGATAAGTTATCTGCTAAAGACATAATATTTGATGAGTTACAAGGTTTAGGGGATTTGTTAAACATTGATACAAATATTCTTGAAGATAGTTTTGATATCATCACAGATAAAAGTGCTGAAATGTCTGATAAGATAATTGCAGGAGCGGAAGCGGTTGGAACTATTCTTACAGGAATTGGTAGAACACTAGCACAAGATGAGATTATAAGAATAAATAATGAAATTGCAGAAAACGACAGGCTTTACAATGCAAGAATACAGCAAGCAGAAGGTGACGCAGAGCAACAAGATTTACTTAGACAGGAGCAAGAAAGAAAAAGAGTAGAATTAGAACAAAAGAAAGCAGAACAACAAAGGAAAGCGGCATTGTTTGAAATTGCAGTTAGTACGGCTGTAGCTATTGCGAAAACATTTGCAACCCTTGGTTTCCCTGCTGGAATTTTGCCAGCCTTGGCTGTTGCTGCAATAGGAGCAGCACAAGTAGCAATAGTAGCAAGTAGACCTTTACCACAATATAAAAAAGGACGTAAAGGGGGTGAGGACGAATATGCAATATTAGGAGACGGTTATAAAGAAGAAGCTATTGTAGGTAAAGACGGAAACCTAAAAGGTATTTCACCAAACAAGCCTACCATGATGCACTTAGATAAAGGCGATTCCGTTATACCTTCGCTTAATAATTCTATTGCTAGAAGCGCAGTACTTGACTCAATTACGATGAACGCAAATAAGATGAGTCCTGCAAGCGATACGCAAAACCAGATAAACGCAATGCGTAACGAAAATTCAAGACTTAAAAAAGATATAATAGGTTCGCTAAGAAACGCTAACTTTGTCAATAACAATAGAACAAGCGTAGACATGGGCCATCAATTTAAACTACTAAAATACAAGGGTAAATGAATTATCCAGAGGTAAGATATTATTTAAGTTCTGAATCTATAGGTCGGGTTTTATTAAACTTTGAGCCTATAAATTGGAATGAAGATGATAAACAATTAATTAGAAATACAGATAATTGGGGTGTAGTTACACAGCTATCTAATGACCTAATATTTGTAAAGGACGGTAGAGAATTACTGCAAGAAATCTATGAGAGAGAAGGAACTGAAGTAGAAGTAAAATTAGAAAGATTTGTAATTGAGTCTATAGATAGAAGTTATGAGCTAGACTACATAGGAAATTTAGACATGAAAACCTATGTATTAGATAATGAAAAGGTAAGTATAGAGTTTCTTACAGGGGGTTTGCAAAGTCTAGTTGAAAGCCAATTCGACGAAGCTTATGAACTGCAAAGGCTTACAGATATAAACGGTGGTAACATTACAGCTTTAGAATACAAAAACATTTATTGGGAAGGTAGAAGGATATTTTTAAATAGTAAAACTAAAGTAAAAGATAGCGAAACTAACAGGAGGATTTATCATATAAATTTTGGTATAACAACAGGATTTCCTTTTAATTTCACTAAAGAATTTGCGAGCGAAGGAATTAACGTAAATAATGTTTTGGGTGATAAAGCTGTAGGACTATCTAATCTAAGTGTAGTTGGCGTACCAGATGTAGAGAGTGTAACCGCTTCAAGTTTCTTTTTTATAAATACTGAATTAGATTTTATAGAGTTTAGGCTAAAATCTTCTTATTCCTTTAAACACAACATTAGAAATGGAGTCTTTCCTAACAACCAGTCAAGGTGGGATAATAATTATAAACTTGCTTTGGGATATGCTGTTTTTGAATTTATAGATAGTGAATGGATATTTGTAAGAAAACAAACAATAAAGTTGTTCAATGGATTAAATGGTAATCCAGATATTACATCTGAAAATAATGATGTTAGAACTCAGGGTAGTTTTGATGATTTATCTCCCTTATTTATAAATTTAACTAGAAATCAAGCGATAATTTATACTTTGTTCCCATTATTTTATACAGAAATAAGAAACCTACCAACTGCAATAGATATTTATGATTTTAATTTCAATATAGAATTAGAACAAAACAGTACATTCCAAGCAACAGAGTTTAAAGGCATAAGACTTTATGACGCATTTGAAAGAATGTTAGAAATATACACAGGGCAAATAGATAGAATCAAATCTAGTTACTTTAAGTATGGAGAATTCAAAAACGTTTTATTAAGTTCGGGAACTCAAATACGAAACCTGCCAACGGTTAGAGAAAATCAAAATTTGCCAGTATCAAAATTAACCGTGGAATTAAAAGACCTTTTTGAAACTAATAATTATTTTAACCTTGGTTGGTCTATAGAAAATCATAATAATAAAGAGTTCTATGTTATAGAAGACAAAACATATTTCTTTGTAGACTTTCCATTGATTGATTTAGGTGAAATTTCAAAACTAAAAATAAGTTGTGCTGAAGAATTCCTGTACAAGTCGGGAACTTTCGGAAACTCTAAAGCAGGAGACTATGAGGAGTTGCAAGGATTACAAGAATACAACGCATTGACAACCTATCAGACGCACTTAAAAACAGCAGATAACAAATACGAGGTAGAAGGAAAAATAAGAGCTGACTTAATTGGTGCTGAGCTTGCAAGACGTAAGAACTTTGCAGTCGCACCAAGTGAAGACACTCGTTACGACAACGAAAACTTTTTATTTGATTGTAAGATTTACGAAGGCACAAAGTTCACTCCTAAAGTATGGCAAGACTCACTAAGTCAGCAACCTATTTGCTACGATCCAGAAAGCGCGGGTAACTTACTATTAACGCCTTTTAGATCAATGGAAAGACACAGCCGAACGTTTGGAGCAGGGTTGACAAAGTACCCTAATAAGTTTGTAAGGTATTCTAGCGGTACTGGTAAGGTCCAAGTGGCCACAAAGATAGAAGGTGAACCAATAAGATTTGAAAACAGTAATATAATAAACAGCGAGCTAAAAAAGCCAGATTACGAAGCAGAATATTATGAGTTTGAGAGTCCGTTAAATACCGCAATTCGCAGGAAGTTAAGAGAGTCAACATTATACAATGAAAGATTGATCCCTAATACGAATTTTTTAATTAAATTTACAAGCAAAAGACAAGAATATTTTGGCTATATTATCCAAGTTGGTTTTAATGATCCTGGCAACTGGAAACTAATAAAAAAGAATGTGTAAATGAGTTATAATATAACAAAATTTGAATGTGCAGTACAGTCTACGCCATGCTTTAATATTCTTATTGATATTGAAATTGTCAAGAGTGCTTCAAGCTCTGCTAGTGATTTAGTTAGTCTTAGAATTGAGAATCAAGACGGTAGCTCTTCACGATCTTATAATTATCCTGCTGACTTTGTTTCTACGAGCGAAAGCACAGTAAACAATATAACTACTTTTACACTACAATTAAGCAAGACAAGAAGTTACGAAACCCCAAACAATGTATTTATATCTAATACTGAGGGGCAAACTTTACCATTTGTAAATAAATTATTACCGGTTCAATGGTTTATCACAGGCCAAACGGTTGTAGAAGGTAATTTTGTGCCAGTTTTTAAAAAAGATAAAAGACCCTTAAGTAACTTAGACTTATCATTATTAGATTTTGAGTACTCACTAGATGATAGTACTTATTCATCTAATTTGCCAGTAAATCAAGCCGATGGAGATTATACATTATTTGTTAAAGACTACATAGGATGCAAGAAGTCTGTTAACTATACTATTTTTAGCTCTATTAATTATACAATAGACTCTTTTGAGGTTAGCGAATCTTCTACGCCTTGTGATACCGTTAATGTTGAAATGTTACTAAAAAGAGATTTATCCGATTTAGCTCTTGACTCATTAGTAATAAACGAGGTAAGCGGTTTTTTTGGTCAAGGATATAGATATCCACAAGACTTTATTTCTACTGAATCATTTGAAAATAATGGATTTGTATTCTATAGGCTACAATTTGAAAAAAACAGAACAAATATATTAAGTCACGATATTGTTATTGTTACGTCTGACCAAGTACAAACAATAATAGAACAAAAAGATATTCCTGTTAAGTGGATATTAAGTTCTATTAATGTAATCAGTATTCAAATTGGAACATCTACTGCAAGTGGAAAGATTATAAAAGCCAATTCTCAGGAATTAAACAATAATGAAAAGACAAAGATAGGAATACAAGCATCTTTAAACGGTTCTGATTTTGGAGTTAACACTATTGCAGGGCTAGAAGACGGGAACTATATTTATCATGTTAAAGATTCTTTTGGGTGTGTACAAACATTAGATTTCTTGGTAGGTGGTGCGGATGATGAAGACCCACAAATATTTGTTTCATTACTTAATTCTGTAAGATTTGCAAAAAGAAACTTACTTATAAGAAACTATGAAAACGAACTAAGCTATGAAGATCAAACCGATACAAATTATGGGGATTGGTTTAACAAATATCCAGTAGGACAAGACTTAAGGATACAATATCAATCTAGCTATTCAGATAATAAAGCCTTTTTGATAAAAGATGATGATGTTACCGAATTGCCAGTAAGTCAACTTACAAATAATAGGAATGTAAAAGATATTCGTGATGGTAGAGCATTTTACAACGGAACTGATCTTTTTGTTTTCTTCCCTGAAGGTTCTAATATTTACAATGAAGCGGGCGATGTTATTGGAGTTAATTTTCTTGACGGATCGTTACTAAGTTATAACGAAATCGGAACATTTATAGAGGTTAAGGATATAGGTATATTAAGAATAAAAGGATTTAGAACTGTTACCGTTGATTCTGTGAATTATGAAGCTATGGAGCTTGATTATAGCAGCAATGAAGGAAACTTTAGCTTAATTAAAAAAATAACTACAGTATTTACAAAACAAAAGTTTGATTTCTTTGAGTTCCAAATAAACGGGTTTGCCTTAGGCTGCTATCAGCTTGCAATTTGTGATAGTAACAACTTCGACAATCAAGACCCTTTGGCTAGTGTAAAATACTTATCAGAACGAATACTAATTACTGCCGATTTAGAAAAAAGTCATTACATAGAATGGTTCAACACAGAAAACAATCAAATAGGATGGTCAACAGGTATAAAGAGTAGAATCTATTTGCCTTTTGTTATGCCACCTACATTTGAGCCAGAAGACGAGAACGAAGTGTACACAACAGACACAAGACAATTTCTTTTAGAATCAGAATCTTTTGAGAATTATAATTTTCACCTTGACTTAGTGCCTTTAGCGATAGCTCGACAAATACAGCTATTATTAAGCAGCGATAATGTTTTGATTGATGATATAAATTATGTTAAAAAAGATACTCCAGATATAGAAGCTCAAGAAGGCTCTAACTTATACCTAGTAAGGCCTAAACTCGCAAAGTCTACTAACTATAATAGCAATAGTAACATAGGCGAAACAATAAATAACAATCCTGCAACAATAGACGGAAGCAAGGGAATACTAAAACTTAATTAATGGCAACATTAGAACAAAGATTACAGGCAGTTGAGCAAGCTATCGCAAACAGTAAGATAACCCCAAACCTTCCTAGCCTAAATACATTAGTGGGTGACGAGTTATTGCCAGTATGGTCAAATTCCTTACAAAACACGGTTCAATATCCATTAGGTAATTTGGTTGGCGGTGGTGGTGCTAGTGCAATTAATGACGTAATACCAGTATTTAAAAAAGTATCTGGCATAGATTACGAAAGCAATACTGCTATTAATGCACAAATAGCGAGTATAATTAATGCAGACACCTCTTTTGCTAAGACAGAAAACCAATTTTTAATATTATTTACTCTTAGAATCGGTAACGGCTCATCTGTTTTTACACAAAATATATCAAGAGAATATTATATTTTTACAGGTGTAAAAGGCAATTATGGAGATAATGCGACCCAAATAAGTTCACAGGACATTGTGTTTTTTGTAAGTGACAAGGATGATTCAAGAGAAAATGCAATATTTGACCTTGGTGAGATTGGCGACACTTCACAAATACAAGACGAGGTTAATACTTCAGGCCCATACGATCCAAGCGTAGCTCAATTAATAGTTTTTAAATCTCAAAGAAGCGGTATAGAGTTTGATTTCTTATATGTAGGTCAAACTACAAGCGAGATAGGAATCAATGAAACACAAACTACATTAGATGACTTTTTAAATCTTAACACCGCAACGCCTGATGCGCCACCAGAAGCCGACGCATTAGACACGGCATTGGATATTAATTCAAACAATGCGGTAACTAACGCTACTATTACGCAAGCTATTAACAATATTACTACTAGCGTATCGGCTAGAGGTACTGGAATAAGTAGTTCTTTTACGGTTACAGCAGCAAATGGAGGTACTGTTTTTACACTATCATCATTAAAGTTTGAAATTAGTAGTGATGAAGGTTATTTAGCAAATAATCCTTCTGAGAAATTAAATGTTACTGTTGAAAATTTAAATGCAAACTCAACTTTTGTTTATTATAATAAGGACGGGGATTTAGAACAGCAAACAACTTATCCCACGACAGTTGAGTTTGTAAGAAAAGCTTTTGTGGCTAGGATAGTTATTGATGTTAATGTAAACGAAATAATAGGCTTTGAATATTTCTATAACCCACTAGGTCAATATTCAAATCTTATAAGAACTGTAGTCGATTATGTAAAAGAAGCGGGGGTTCCGCTAAAAAAAGGACTTACAGTCACGGGAAAAAATAATAGTTTAGGATTTGGAATTGGTGCCGGTTCATTGTTAAGATTTGGAGGTACTGGAAACTCACTAGAACCAAGTACGCCATCTTTTGCAAATAATGAAAATGTAAGCTTTGTGTTGGCTGACAGAGATTCTGCTGATTCGGGCGGTAATACTGTAATTCCTAAGTTCTGGGATAATAACGGAGTTAAAACACCGCTAGGATCTACAACAGTTTCGGGCTCAAGGCTTTATTTCTTCAATTCTGGGGTTGTAGCTTTGCAATTAGGTCAAGGCAACTATGCGAATATGACACTAGCAAAAGCAGGAGTTAAGCTAGAAGAGTATGTTGTTAATCCATTATCAACAAATGCAACGTTACTAGGTTGGTGGTTAGTAGAATCTACAGCAACGGCATCAGCAGGAACTGCAAAGGCTCAGTTTGTAGAGTACACTATAGGAGTTCAAGGCGGTTCTTCAAGTTCTCTATCTGGTGCTTTGTTGATTGGTAATAACTTAAGCGATATCGGAGATGCAGGAGCTGCAATAATAAATTTAGGAATTGATTTATTATTGGCGGCTAAAAATCCTCTAATCCCACATCTAGAATTTGATAATATAGATAAGACTATTTGGAATAGTGGTAAAGCAGGCATAGAAAGAAACACTGCTTATGGAAAAAATGCTTTAAGTTCAAACACAACAGGATTTAATAACACTGCTTATGGATTAAATGCCTTACGTTCAAACGAAACAGGAAGTAATAACACCGCTAATGGAACAGATGCTTTACGTTTAAACACAACAGGATTTGCTAATACCGCTAATGGAGTAAGTGCTTTAGGTGCAAACACAACAGGAGGTTCTAACACCGCTAATGGAGTAAATGCTTTAAGTTTAAACACAACAGGAGGTTCTAACACCGCTAATGGAGTAAGTGCTTTACGTTTAAACACAACAGGATTTGCTAATACCGCTAATGGAGTAAGTGCTTTAGGTGCAAACACAACAGGAGGTTCTAACACCGCTAATGGAGTAAGTGCTTTAAGTTCAAACACAACAGGAGGTGCTAACACCGCTAATGGAGTAAATGCTTTAAGTTTAAACACAACAGGAGGTTCTAACACCGCTAATGGAGTAAGTGCTTTAAGTTTAAACGAAACAGGAAGTAATAACACCGCTTTTGGTATAGGTGCTGGAGGACTAAACAGAAACAGCAATGATAGTGTATTTATAGGATCACAAACTAAATCAAAACAAGAAGACTCAACAAATGAAATTGTTATCGGAAACGATGCAACAGGAGAAGGTTCGAATACAGTAGTGTTAGGAAACGACGACATTGAGAATACATATTTAAAAGGAGATGTACATATAACAAAAAACCTAATAACCAACGTAAAAACAAAAACATCAGCAACTAGCTATTTGTTCCAAACAAGTAATAAAACAGTTGCACCATTATTCACTTCTTCTAGTGCAGTAAGTGCAGTAATTAAGTTAAACACGCCAATAGGAACTAAATTTGTTTTGAGTCAATTTGGTACGGGGGAAGTAACTATAATAGGGGAAAGTGGTGTAACACTAAGATTTCCTTCTACTGAATTAGCAGTACCAGAAAGTCAGTATAGTTTTATCCAATTAGAAGTTATAGACACTAATGAGGTGGCTGTAATTGGAAGATTAAAACAAGCTTAATATGAATGGGATTATAGCGTCAAGTAGAGTAGAATTTGTTAAAGAGTTAACTATAAGTCCTGTTTCTACAAGTGAAGGATTCACTTCTAAAACTTACACAATTAATTTATTTTGTAATGCTAATTAGGGTATTAGGAAAAACATTAGTTGGGCTACATTAATCGCTATTTCTGGTAATGGCGATGCCACTATAACTGTAACGTTACAAACTAATCCTAATTCATCTGAAAGATCGGGATCAATTACATTTACGGCTGGTGACATAACTGGACAGCACACTATAACACAATCAGGACAATAATAATTAACCACAATAAACACAATAAGTAATGAACAAATTAGAATTCAATTCAGAAAGCAACTTAGCAAGTCTAGGACAGTTTGGAGTAAGACAAAAAGCAACAGGAGAAGACACGACAACAGATGAAAAGTTCATGGCCGTTTACGCTAATGAAGATAGTGACTTTACCACAGAAACTTATAGCGGTGGTGATTCTTCATTTACGGTAAAACTAAAAGCTGGGGGTTCTATTGCAGGAGCTTTTAAGAATATTACATCTGTTACGGGCGATATCCTTTGCATAAAATCCGAAGCATAATGAGACACGGATTTAATTTTGGGTTTAATTATAATAGGTTTAGGGTTGGAGGTGGAAATACAGCCTTCATAATAGAGATCGACACTTCAAAGGCTGGTAGTAATTCAGATCAATTTCAGCTTACAGGCGCACAAGGAAACTATGACGTGGTAGCAAAACAGAACGGTATAGTAGTGCAAACCTTTAGAGATTTATCTGATCAGGAAACTATCACATTTAACAACGGTTCTGGTGTTTATATTTTAGAGGTAAAAGCAAAAAGTGTTAATGGTTTCACAGGCTTAAGATTCAATGACTCTGGCGATAAGTTAAAATTATCTAAAATTAATCAATGGGGTCTATTTGCCGATAACAGACAAGGTTTGTTTTTTGGATGCTTAAACTTAAATACACTAGCTAACGACATTGAATGGTTGAACATAGTAACTGACGGAAGTCAAATGTTTCAAGATTGTCCTCTACAATCCTTGCCTTTTGAAATGACTTTAGCTAATTTACAAAATGGAACTGATATGTTTAGAGGATGTCCTTTAACGTCTTTACCGTTTCAAATGATTTTATCTAATTTACAAAGTGGAAGTCAAATGTTTAGAGGATGTCCTCTGCAATCCTTGCCTTCTGAAATGACTTTATCAAATCTAGAAAATGGATTTCTTATTTTCTTGGGATCTCAATTAACATTATTGCCGTCTGCAATAGCTCTAGCTAATCTACAAAATGGCTCTCTTATGTTCTTGGGAAGTAACATTAATACAGTAAGATATTCTAAGTTATTAGTAGACATGCAAAACCTTAATACTAATACAAATGTAACATTTCACGGGGGGAATTCTAAATATAACTATGCAGGCGAAGTTGCAAGAAATCTATTGATTAATAATCAAAGTTGGAGCTTTTCAGACGGTGGATTAATACCAACACTTACTATTCAAATTGATTCTACAAAAAACGGAACATCAAACAATAATCAATTTCAGTTCACAGGTGCTGAAGGGGATTATGATATATTAGCCAAACAAGGTGGTAATGTTATTGAAACCTTCAATAATTTAAGCGATGAAGCTACTATAACCTTTACAAATGCGGGGGTTTACGATCTGCATATATTTCCCAAGGCAGTCAATGGATTTAGCAGAATAAAGTTCAACAATTCTGGAGATGACGAGAAAGTCAAAGATATAAAACAATGGGGTAATATTGTTTGGTCTAGTTTTGAAGGTGCTTTTTTTGGATGTAAAAACATGTTAGTGACTGCAACAGATATACCAAATCTAAGTCAAGTAACCTCTATGGATTCCATGTTCCGAGGTGCATCAATAGCAAATCCAGACACAACAAATTGGAACACTAGCAATGTGACTAGTATGTTTGGTGTTTTTATGAGTACACTTCAATTTAACCAACCTCTTAATAATTGGGATGTAAGTAATGTTACAAATATTAGGGCTATGTTTCTTAATGCTTTTGCGTTTAATCAGCCACTTAATAATTGGAATACTAGCAATGTCACACAGATGAGGGAAACGTTTTTAGGTGCTAGATTATTTAACCAGAACATTAATAATTGGGACGTAAGTGGTGTTGAAAATATGACTACAATGTTTTATAACACACAAGCATTTAACCAACCTCTAAATAATTGGGATTTAAGTAATATTACTACTATGCACATGTTTTTAGAACAATCTAACATGTCAGCACAAAACCTAGCCGACTGCTATAAGGACTGGTCTCAACTTAATCTTCAGCAAAACGTGCAATTTAGTGCGGGAACAATAAAATACAATAGTTCTGGACAATCTGGTAGAAATGTTTTAATAAATACATATAATTGGTCTATTACAGATGGGGGTCAAGCCTAAATAAAAAATAAAGATATGATATACAATCACAGCGATCTAAATAAACCTTACTACGTTTCTAAAAACGATGATAACACTATATTCAATTATGGTAAGATATTAGAAAATCAAGTATTTAGCACTAGTCGACCAATAACATCCTACGTTCACGAAAAATCTATGATTAACTTCATAGAGCGACATGGTGGCGAGTACATAGAAATAGAGATATGAGCATATTTTCAGATAATGCAGGCGTAATATTCACAGCGATCACAGGAGCGATAAGTAGTGTATTCTTGTTTTTCAAGGGCAAAAAGTCCAGAGAGTCAAACGCTAACATTGAGATTGGCAAGGCTTACGAGCTTATGGCAAAACAAAACAACGCATTTATTCTTAGCATGACCGATAAGATAGACAAACAGACTAGGAAAATTGAAGATTTAGAATTTGAAGTTATTGGACTAAGAAATGAAAATAAGTTACTTTTAGGTGAGCTAAAAAAATATAAAAAATGATAGACGACAAAAAACTAACAGAAAACTTTATGGTTAGCGAGTTCTTAGAGTCTAGATTCTTTGACGATTCAGAGCAAAAAAAAGTAATTGAAATCTATAAAAACAGCGAAAGCCTAAAGTATAGTTTGCAGAAACTTGCAAATCAATTACAAATATTACGAAATGAATTAGACGTGCCGATAAGCATTAATATTGCATTTAGACCAGTATTCTATGAGCTTTCACAAGGTCGTGATGGAGAGTCACAGCATACATTATGCAAAGCTGCTGATATTACAGCACAAGGATTAACTCCTAAGTATGTAGCCGCTAAGATTGAAGAGCTTATAAGTAATGGAGATATGTTACAAGGTGGTCTTAGTGCTTACTCTACCTTCGTGCATTATGACCACAGGAAGACAAGAGCGAGGTGGTAGTTTATTTTGTTATATTTACAAAAAACTAAAACTATGAGAAATAAAAGATTAACAATTACAGATGCGGAAATATTAAACAAACTAGGTATTGAGCCAAATAAGTATCACAGATATGCCCTCGACGACAGAAAAATAAAAGAATACAATCAATTAACTCAAAGCGAAGAAGTTAACAATGATTCTACGACTTCTGCAAACGATTACAAAGAAGCTTTTTTTCTAAGTGCTTGGTGTCCTGAGACAAATACAATATTAACAGTTGAAGAGTATTGCGTAAAGTATAATTTGCCTTATGAGGATATTAGCACTTTTAAGTTTTTGCCATATCATTACAAAGAACCTTCATATAATATTGTATTTAGGGAAAAGCAAATTGACGAAGATTTTGACGTTGAAGAACTAAAACAAACCTTAGCTAAAGAGTTAAAAAAGACTTATAAGCCATTACAACTAGATGAGCAAACCAACACAGAAGGCGTTTTAAAATGGGCTGACTTACACTTTGGCGCAATGATAGAGGGACTTGTTAAGACTAGAGACTTCAACACTCAAGTCCTAAAAGACGGACTAAATACAAGTATAGAAGATTTTAACAATTTGCGATTTGCTAAACGTCATGTACACATACAAGGAGACCTAATAGAGAGTTTCACAGGGCTTAATCATATTAACTCTTGGCACTCTATGGACTCAAAAATGATAGGTGCAAACGTCATTAAATTATGTACAAAATTACTACATGAATCACTAAGCAAAATAAACAACCTAGATACTGTTAAGATAATAGGAGGTAATCACGACAGGATAAGCAAAGACAACAAAGAAGACGTCAAAGGAGGTGCTGCTGAGATCATTGCTTACTGTCTTGAACTATTGGGCTATAATGTAGAGTTTCACGCTTACGTTATCTCGCACGAGGTTCAAGGTATTAACCACATTATCTTGCATGGCGACAAGGTAGTCAGCTCAAAGACATCAGAAGAACTAGTTAGCCTATACGGTGCGCATGGAAAATACAATTTCATTACAGAAGCGCACTTACACAAGGCAATGGAGAAACTTACTGCAAAACAAAGGAGCAAATACCAAGTAATACAAGACGACAAGTTAATGCTCAGAAGATTAACGCTTAAGCCCTTTTTCACTGGCAATTATTACAGCGAAACTCTAGGGTATAATGCCAATGCTGGGTATAGTATAATTTGGGAAAATAATAAGGGACTTCCGAAAATGTTAGATAACACAATATAATAATATGAAACCAAGTTACAAGGAAAAAAACGGTACTACAAGAGTAGGCGACTCTCTTAGGTGGCTAATAGACCAAGGTAAGGACATCGCTCCTGAATTATTAACTATTGCTGGTAGTATTACGGGTATACAAGCCTTAACTGCCTTAGGAGAGAAGATAAGCGGTGAACCTAATATATCAGAGTTAGACAAACAAATGTTATTAGCGCAAATAGAAATGGATAAGGAGGACATGAAAAATATTTCAGACCGTTGGAAGTACGACATGGAATCAGATTCTTTTCTAAGCAAAAACATTAGACCGCTTTCTTTAGGGTTTTTGACTCTTGCTATGACTTGTTTTATTATTTTGGATAGTTCTAGCATTAATTTTAACATTGATCCTGTTTGGGTTGATTTGCTCAAGACTCTATTAGTTACCGTTTACCTTGCTTACTTTGGAAGTAGAGGTGTTGAAAAATTTAAAAAGATTACTAAGAATTAATCAAAACAAATAACTATATTAGCCGTTCATAGTTATAGTTTTATTTTAGTTTGACCCCTTGCAGAAATGTTAGGGGTTTTTTTATTCCTTATTATGAAAGTTTAACATTTATATCGTTTGTTTATCTGTTTATCTGTTGTATATTTGTAGTGTAGTAAGGAAATAACCGCTACAAAAAACTAGAAATTATGAC